TTCAAACCGCTGCACAACCAAATATTACTTCTGTCGGGAATCTGACTGCTCTTACAGTATCTGGGAATGTGTCAGGTGCAAATGTAATTGGAGTGAACGGCGTGTATGGTACAATTCAAACCGCTGCACAATCAAATATTACTTCCGTCGGGAATCTGACTGCTCTTACAGTATCTGGAAATGCATCCTTTTCAGGTGACATCTTTAATATAGTTAACAGCAACAATGCTCCAAGCTCTACTGCATACATTACCTACACGACAAACGCTTACATCACTGGTGTTCAACTGATGAAACTTATGAAGATTACCCCAAATGTTGTGAATAATGGGTACGGTAGAGGTACTATTTACATTAAAGGTTGTGTGTCTATTACTGATGACACTGTAGGTGGTGCTGAAAATACTTACTTCGATTCTAAAATTCATTTAGATTGGAGTTCCAACATTAAAAGGTTAATTGACTTTCAAATAAACAGGAATAATTTTAACAATGCACTCGCTTCAAAATCTAATCTGGATTTATTCTACGGTAGTAATAATAGTAATTACGCTTGTGACATTATTGTTGCTTTGGATGGGTCTTCGAATATTAATGTGTACATGAAACATCTTAACAATGCTGCGAACACTACATTTGTTACATTAGATATTCTATATTCCGCCGCATATTCTACGTCATTGTCAAATTACATAACGTATCCTAAAGTACTGTATACTACGACATCAAATTATTATACAACTACAAATTCCAATTTATTGACTGTTACTGACTCTAATACATTTGCAACTGTTCAGTCAGGTTCTAATAGCTTTAACATTACTAGCGACTCAAACACAAGACTTGGAATAATATACAGTGGAGGAAAGTTTGGTATAAATAATAATAACCCGATATATACTCTTGATGTAGGTGGTAATATAAATTTGTCGGGAACAATATATCAAAATGGATCTCCATTTACAAGTTCACCTTGGTCAGGTACACCTACATCAGGTGTTGTGACATATACTGGTTCTTGTAATGTTGGCATAGGAACATCAACACCGTCTACTAAGTTTACAGTTTATGGTGGAGATATTTCATGTTCTGGCAATATTTCAGCAAATCAAGATGTTATATCTTTTGCATCTGATGAACGTCTAAAAACAATTCAAGGCGACATTGATAATCCACTTGAAACATTGAGCAAAATTAAAGGTTTTAAATACAAGTTCAATGAAATTGCAAAAGGCTTTGGATTTGATAGTGAAAGAGTATATTTAGGGTTAGGTGCTAGTAATGTAAAAGATGTTGTACCAGAAGTTATATTGCCAGCTCCATTTGACTGGGATCAAATTAATAATATATCTATTTCCGGTTCCAATTATTTAACAATTCAATACGAAAAACTGGTTCCATTGCTTATCGAATCAATTAAATGTCTAAACAATGAACTAACAAAAATGAAAGAGAAATTAGATTCGCTCGTAAAAGAGTAAATATGATGAATTATTATTTTCAAAATTAAATTGCGCTTGCTGAATACTGTTGTCGTCAAATAGAAACCATTTGTTATCTTTATTCAAACAGGTAGCATTGTAATGTCCGCCGTTGCAGTTGCCAAAGTGATTTGCACTGGCTTTTAGTTTGTATTTTGTGGTGTCAAATACTAAATATTCAGGTATAGAAATCATTATATTATTTTTTACACCCGATTGTTGAAAATCAAATCGTTTCAAAGCAAATGTGAAAACTTGAGGAATTTTTTGCAGATTACTCTTCCGTATGCAATTACATCCTTTACACTTGTCACATTTGTAATCACCTAGTTGTTCAGGTTCGAAATATTTTATTATAAGATTAATTACATTGGTTGAAAATTGTGGTATATCTAAATTTAATGTTATAAATCCTTCGTAATTTTCAATTGTATGTCCACAACTTAAACATATTGTATTAATATTTAAAACACCTTGAAACAAACTATTCCATTTGCTTTTCTTCATATTGTTTTGTAAATTAATAGTTTTTTTACATTGGTCGGCATTTTCTTTTACACCTACACCAATTTCATTATGGATTTTTTCACATATTAGTGTGTGAACTTCACATATATCTAGTTGATCAAAAAATGACAATCTATTATGAAAATTTTTATTTAAAACATTGACTAGTCCGTAGGGAGATATAACTTTTTCAGGATTATTTATCATCATCATTATAACTTCTCTCAACTGGGTTATAATAAAATCTGAACTTGGAGGTTCAAGTGTATTTAGCAAATTTATAACATAATCACAATGTCGCAAGCATTGCACTAAACTATTAATACTGCACGTCATTCCCACATTTTGTAGACTCATCCTTTAGATTAAACAGGTGTAAGTCCAAGTCTTTAAATTAAATTTAATTAAATTTAATTTATTTATAATATGGCTATGTATTCAAATTTTTGTGAGAATGTAAATTGTTTCGTAGATGGCAGTTGTTTGAACAATGGAAAGGTAAATTCGTTTGGTGTGTATGGATGTGTTTTCCCTGATTATCCACAGTACAATACTGCCGAACAATTAAGTGGTCAAAAACACACTAACAATCGTGCAGAGTATACTGCTTTAATTAAAGCGATTGAAATTTTTAAGTCAGTTGAACAGTTTAATGGAAAGTCTTTAGTTGTATACTCTGATAGTTTAATACTTGTAAATACAATCACAAAATGGATATGTGCTTGGCAGAAAAATAATTGGAAAGACGTGAAAAATGTAGATCTTGTGAAAACACTGTATACATACTTTTACGAAGACCCTATAAGAACTCGAATTGTACTGAAGCACATTCGAGCACACACAAACAAAACAGACTACTTCAGCAAATGGAACAATGAAGTTGACACTTTAGTACGTACTACGGCTAGAACATTATTTAAGGGTAACACTAATTATTAAATTAAACAAAAATACATCTCTATGGGCTATATTGTTTTTATAAAAAACTTAAGCAAATGTCCTTACGAAGCGGAAGACCCATTGAAACAAATATGGGAAAACAAAATTAAGTACATCACAGATTGCAAACTTGGAGAAAGTGACGCCAACGACTTTACAATCTCAAAACTTGAACTGGATCAAACAGTAATTCCTGAAATTATAGACGACGTTATTTACATTATCAAATACAATCCAGAATTTGAAGACGAAACTAATTCAGATCTTGATATCGAATGTACAGAATTTTATGATGCGGATTTAAATATTGCTAATGACATCGACGACGACGACGATTCTTCATGGGTTTCCATTTTTGCACTTCCAAATTGTAAACTATTTGTTGTGATGTATCTGGCTTTCTTAGTTGGTGGATTTACTGCAATACTTCTAGGATAAGTAAATGCATTTTGCGAAGCATTTTATTTTTGAAAGAAACTTTAAACAAACTTGATTTTAATGAAGTATAATCAAAGTTTACAGGAAGTTTTAATATGATATATTTAATTTTTGATGTTTTCGCAAACAGTTCGCAAACTTCATTGAGATCCAAATCAGATATCTTTAACCTTATTTTTTTGTGTTCTATGTATTGAGGACCACCCCATGGTGGATCTATAAATATAGCATCTGCTGGTTCTAGACTTTTGTATACTTCTAAACAATCACCAAATATCGGCAACACTTTATCAGATACTTGCAACAATTCAATATTTGTTTTCAGCATCTGAAAACGCTTCTCGTTGTTTTCAATCGCTATTACTTTATCAAAAACTTTACTTAAAGCATATGCAGAACCACCTATACATGCCGTTGCGTCTACAATCAAGTTGTGAGTAACTTTGATATTACATTTGATATCTTTTACGATATTGTCTGCTGTTATTTCGTCTGTTGTAGAATACAGTGATTCCAAGTCAAATTGTAATTTTCCTTTTATATCATCTGGTACACTTTTAAATAAAAAATCTACCTTTCCTTTCATTACACTACCTTTCATTAGCTACATTTATTTTTATATTAATTTGTTGTCATTTTTTAATTTGATATTTCCAATTCATTTGGATAACATAAATTATGTATACTTAATTGTTCGGTTCTACCTTGACGCTGCGCTCGTCCAATTGCTTGGACTCGTTCTATTCCCATCGCGTGATAAATAACAACATCAGTTGCAAAACTCATGTCAATGCCACTTCCTGCGTAATATGTATTTAATAATATAACTTTTATTTCACCACTTTTGAACTTTTCTAAAACATTCATCATATGCGATGTAGATCCTTTCATTTCTGTATAACTTATATTATTCATCTCGAGTTTTTTCATTAACGACCAAAAACCTGCATCGATTGTTGTAAAAACTAGAAATTTACCCGATTCCTTGGAACGAATGATGTCAATTAAGGTGTCTTCTTTGTTTTTAATTGGCGTTTTGACACTGCTTTCAGCACTGTTTTCGCTGTTCTTTTCATCCACAACAGCAATCAGTTCTTTGGATTTAATCGGAGCTCTGCATTCAGGACACACCTTACCCGATCGCATCCAGTTTATCAAACATTTTCCACAAAAGATATGGGTACAAGGTAACACTATAGGACCTGAAAAGTTGTCATAGCAAATTGAGCAAGTTTTTTCTGACAACTCTGTAATACGTTCTATAAGTAACACTTTTCGCTCTTTCAGTTTGCTCAGGTCTTGTTCGACATTGTTTATCCTATGTTCGCGTTGATCTTGAGGAATATCTATCGATTGTAAATACTCTATCTCTTTTCCTTTGTTGTCGATCTCCTTGTCTAGTTCTCTTGTAAATAGTGATACAATATTGTCTTCAGTTTCATCCTTTCCACCAAGTTCACGAATTGCACCAATTATGTCGTTTGCATTCAGTCTCTTCTGAATATTCGCGTTCAAGAATGGTTGAATTGCAGTTAGTGCAAGTGGCATTTCACACACATACCAATATTCCACTGGTTCTGGTATACTAAATGACTGTTTCACAAAGTTAGATTCGCCTTTCAATAAACAAAGATTTACTCGTTCTTCATTAAATATATCTCGAACAACATATGACAACTGATTTCGTGTTCCATATACGTGATCCATGATGTATTGATATGTGGCTGAAATCAACCAAAGAAACTTGAAAGAAAATAAAGGAATTTTGGAAATTATATCATGTGCTTCATCTACCATAATTCTACTCCATTTTGCCAATGGATGTTCTTCATCGGTTCTTAGAGGTACATAATAAAAGTCCATTAGTGTTTTTAGTGTCGTGTTTTTTATTAATACAATGTCAAACTTTTCAAAGTAGGCTTTGAGATCAGCAAATGTAGTTCCAGCACCGGGTAGATTCTTACGTATTGTTGACAACGAATCTATTGATAATTTTTTCAATGTGGTGTGTCTATCAATGCTATTCTCCCATTGAACATATACAGGTCCTCTTGGCACTATCACAAGTGTTGTATTGATATATCTATCCGGATTATGCATCACTCGCTCACATGTCGCTTTAAACATCCCTGAATTCTGTTTTCCAAAAGAACTCTGTACATTCACATTATTTACATATATATCCCTGACATTTACTTGTGCAATTAAACTCAATGCCGTTAATGTTTTCCCATAACCCACAATATCCCCCATTATTCCTATGTTAGTTTCTACTGTCGTATCCCCCCGTAGAGATATCGGATATGGATTCGCTGACCACCTTACTCGTACATGTCTATCTGGAGATTCGATATTGTAGTTAATTTTTCCGACGGTTTCCATCTGAACCGCTTTGCATAACGCTGTCTTTTGATGCGGTTTTAACGGTATTTTAATTTTTGTTGGTTGGGAGTATTGTGGATCATTTTCTTTTAATTCTATTCCATACACATGTGTAGATACAAATGTATCTACGCTCACAGGTGTAATTACATTTGTGCCCGTAATCACATTTAATTGTTCCATAATTACATTATATTATTATGTCATCCTTTAAACCAATTTCTATGGAGTTAACATTGACGGATTATTTGCGGTAAATACATCGATCTGTTTTTTCAAGTTTGCTGGATAACCAAACCATCCATAATGTTTTAATGAAATGTCTGTGTAAACCCAAATCGGTTCTTTTAATTCGTGTAGTAAACTACTAAATCCATAGTCCTCCGATTCATATCGTTTTGTTTCTGAGTGAATATTGATCCTGAATAGGTCATAGAAATACTCGGCTTTTGCTCCCATATACCCGTCTATATCATTGACGTAGTGTCTATCAGGATAAGTGCCAATCATTTTTGATATTATCTCCCTCTTCAAAAGCAAAAATCCGGTTGTAGCATAGTAGCCTTCTATTAAATTGGTCTCTTGATTTTTCTGGCTGATAGGCAGTTTTATGTGAACACTTGTTCGTGTTACCAGTTCGAGGTCTTCACTTCCTGAATTTATTACCGCTTTTACATTGTCCATTAACAGCGCTTTTTGGGCATAACCAGCACACACCACATTTTTATCCACCGATAACAACTTCAATACAGATTCTGGTGTAAATTCAATATCAGAATCTATAAATAGTAAATGTGTTGCGTCCGGATCGGACATAAAATATGCAACTGCAGCGTTCCTTGCCCGAGGTATTAGGCTTTCAAATACAATTGGTAACAACGTAAACGATATACCTCGCTCTTTCAAAGCCCATGTTAAAGATATAAGCGACATCATATATTCAGTATTTGCAATGTGATTATAACAAATAACTGGAATATATACTTTCATTGTAATTACGCTTGACAGACAGGAAACCCTTAAATCACTTTGACGTTTTACTATTTACCAGCAGCTGTTTTATAAAGGTCTATGCTTCGCTTAGATGCTAGTTTTTGTTCAATAACAGGAGCAGGGTAAGTGCAATTTGGGTATCGTTCTCGAACGTCGCTGTCATTCCATTTATGTATATCTTTACTTGGAATGTCTTTCAATTCTGGTATATACTTTTTTATATATTCAGCGTTATTGTCAAACTTTTTGGATTGTATAAAAGGATTGAAGGGTGCCCTAAAATATGGTGCGGCATCTGGACCTACTCCTGCTGCCCATTGCCAACCTGCAGTATTACTAAAAGTGTCAGCATCAACCAATTTGCTATAGAAGTATCGTGATGCATGTCTCCAATCGATTAATAAGTATCTAGTGGCTACTGATGCCAGAATCATTCGCACTCTATTATGCACCCAACCTTCTTTCTGCAATTGTCGCATGCCTGCGTCACACATCGGATATCCTGTATTTCCTGTCGTCCATAATTCCCATTCTTTGTTTTCCACACCTTTCCATGGTATTTTACTATCTAATGCAGTTATGTATGCTTTTCCACGTTGCAACTCAGGATCAAAGGTAAATATTTTAATGTAAAAACTCCTAAACACTAATTCGCGTATTAATGCGTGGGTTGGTGACAATGACTTCGCAATTGCGTGGTAAACTTCTCGTATACTTACACACCCAAACTTTATGTATGCCGATAATTTTGTTGTACCATCCTTTGCAGGATAATCTCGCTCGACTGAATATTGTTTGAATTTAGATATAAAAGAATGTGCTAAAATCTGAAGCGCGTGTGTTCTTCCTCCTTTCTGAACAATGTCTGGATTCGCTGTGTACGGAATTAATTGGGATCGAGGAACTGAAATGATTTTTGTAGTGTCTATTTTAATTGTGTTAGGCTTTCTAACTTTGAGGTCTTTTTGAAATCTTGCAAAATATTGTGACAGATTTGTATAAGGTTTTCCATCACTTGTTAAACCTTCGGTTTCATTGACTAAATCGTAGTCTTCAGTATTAACAAAAGTTATATTTAAATTGTCACAAAATTTCTTTATGCGTGCGTCTCTTTCAATACTGTACAGTGAAACGTCTTTATTCTGATAGAGTCCAGTGTATTTATATTTTTTGTATAGTGTCTTTAATACTTCAATTGTATCGCCTTTACATAGCAATAGTCTCGATTGCAAACTTTGTTTCAGATCCAGCAAACTTTCACACATAAATTGCACAGAAGCTTCAGAGTAATATTTATTTTGTTTTGGATCAATCTGTTCTGGTGTAAAAATAAATACACACAACACTTTATCACTCGCTTCAATTGCTTTAAGTAACGCAGTATTGTCTACTGCTCTAAGATCCCTATGAAATAACATTAAACTAGTCATTACAAAAATAATATATATTTATATTTACGCTTTGAATTACATTGTATAAATAAAGTTACGTTACATTGTATAAATAAAGTTACGTTACATTGTGTAAATAAAGTTATACAAAGTTATACAATACATTCTACGTTACACTTTACACTTTACTGATATTTAATTATACTCATTCTGGCATAGGTTTCTTTAGGTCCTGAAGTGGTGCTACTAGACGTTGCGCTAGAATATCCAAAGGTAACACCATTTGGCACAGGTTCATTCGGGCTCTTTGTTTCTATCCAATGTCTTATGCTGAATGTTGTGGATCCTGTGATATTTAATATATATGTAATTGTGGATTTTGTTGATATATAAATAGAACCGGAATATTGACTGTATTCGGTTGTTCCATACGTTACGTATGTACTAGTTGTACTGTTATACAATGCGATCTTGTGTTTTCCACACGAATTTGCAATTGCTTCAGCTTGGATTAAATATGTTCCGACTGGTATTGTAAACGTATTGTCTCCGTTAATTACTAGTCCAATTGTGTCGATAACATTTGTATTAAAAATGCGAGTAAACCATCCAGGTAATATAGCACTTAAACCAACTGTTACTGGAGAATTATTATTAGTATTTGCTCTTTCTTCATATATAGAACACGATGGATATCCTAATAAATTTGGTATATTGTTAGTACCGTTGATATGTAATCCATACCTAGGATTAAATGTATTTATACCTATATTTCCATTGTTTGTAATAATTACACCATTTGACAATGAATTTGAGCAAGTTAATAATGATCCTGTACCAGTTTGTACAACATTTAAAGACGACACGGCATTCGATGCATACAAGTCAATTCCAGAACTTGGTGTTGTTGTTCCGATTCCTAATTTGCCGTCAGAAGTAAACCTAAAATTTTCTAGATTGCTTGTGACAATTCCGATACTATTTGAATTTGCTAGATACACCCCAACACCCTTATTTTGTGTGAAAGAAATGCTTGGTAAATTGCTTGATCCACTTGCACATTGCAACGGAAAACCAAAAGTTATAACATTATTTATCTTATCAAATCCCGCATATGCCATAG